TCTACATGACATTTTTCTCCTGCTACTGGTAGATGATATCTAAACATATTAAACGTTACTTCATAATGCTTATCTCTCACTCCTGATTTAGGAGCAAGGGACTTGCTATTGTTATTGCATAGTATGCATTTAAATCCACTCATATTAATACACCTTTGCCATAGCTTCTAAGTCATTGTATGTACCAGAGTAGTACCTGTCTCTCTCTATTGGCTGTCCTTTTATTGATAGTAGATCACTTAGCAATACATCTCCAAACTCTCTGAAGCCTAGACCTAAGTCACATAGTCCATACAAATACCAGTCTGGTATAGTTCTGCCGTCATTATCAAGTATTAATACTTTACTACAATTAGGATGACTTTCTATTGGTGTTCCTTCTAGTATCCACCAAGTAGCATTAGCGTCTGGAGTAAAATATTTGACGACTACTGACTCTGACTTGCAGTAGGGTTTATAATCTCTGCCTTGATTAGCTACATGTTTCTTATGCTGAGTTACCAGTTTTTTTTCTATGTCTTTAGTTAATAGTTTCATTGGTTATCCTTATCAATGGTTAGTGATTAATGACATTAGTCAGTTTATAGACTTGACTAGGTCTTAGGATTATTTCTTTAGCATTTCAGCTAGAAGAGTATCTCCTTTGTTACTGGTTTCTCGGTAAGGATAGACCATAAAACCACCTTTGGTAGGTTTCATAGATACTAGCTTTTTAGCTTTGGCTTCTTCCCAGAATGCCACAATATCTTTGACTCCCAAAGCTCTTCTGACTGAGTCATTGAATCCAGAGTATGAACTATGGAATCCAGTAGTAACAATAGTCTTAGCTTTTCCAGTCTTTCGATCTTTGACCTCTCTCTTTAGACCAACCTTCCCATTCTTGGGATTGAACATCCAAGATAGCATCTCAGAAACAGTAGTAATTTTCTTAGTCATAAATGACTCCTTTCTTAGTCCCAGATTTTTTTTCTCCGAAGATCGGGACAAATCGCCGAAGATGGTATTCATCCCCCACCCCAAGATTCTAGGAGTCAAGAGCAGAAGAGACCGAAGGGAACGTCTCTTGACTCAGAGAATCTGGGGTGGATAATTAGAATCTTTGGGGTCTTAATGATTCCCAAGATAGAGAGAGTTTTGAATGATCTTTCTTTAAGAGAGAGGGATTTCTGGGACAAATGTTCTTTTTTTTCCTCACTCTCTAAGAGAATCTTTGATTCTCCCAGAGAGTGTTTTTCTGAGATTTCTATACCCTTTAGGGTATAGGATTGGATTTCTCCCATTTCCATTCCAGTCAGTCTCATCCAGATAGCTATCAGTCTACTTATATATAGAGTATACTCTTATATATATACTAGGAGTTAGAGAGTATGAGTATAAATATGAAAGACTTACCTCTAGGTAAGAGAAAAACTTATCGGAAACAAGATAAGTTTTTAAAAGTCTATAAAGAGACTAGGAGTAGGAGCGTATCAGCTAGCTATGCAGGAGTATCTCAGTCAAGTATTACTAAGTGGATAAGAGAAGACTACTTAGAGTTCAAGGAGAGATACGATGAAGCAGATACAGCGTTCTGTGAGGGACTAGAGCAATTAGCACTCGAGAGAGTTAAGATGCAGGACAGTAAGAGTAATCCTGTGCTACTGATAACACTATTGAATGCGAATCTTCCAAGCAAGTATAGGCCAGCAGCAGTAATGACAGACGATACAGCTAAAGATGTACTGAGTCAGCTAAGGAAACTAGCTAAGGAGACTCCTCCGAGTAAGAAAGAGGAGGAGAAAGAAGAGTCAGCATTAGAGCAAGTAGATAAGATACTAAAGAGTAAGGTAGATGAGTAGAGGGGGTATGGCTTGAGATGTGTATTATAGGGTATGGTATCCCTATGACTGATTAATATATATAAAAGGAGTGGTATATATATGAATATATGGGAAGGTATGAGTAAGTTTATGGGGAAGGTACGGCCCCAGATCATGGTTTCAATCGTGATTCTTGGTACTATTGCCTATTATGGAATTGATAAAGAAATGGTTGAAATAACTGTTGGATGTATAGCAGGTATAATAGCTTTAGCTAAAGACGTACTGCAATCGGATGCTGATTAAATCTAAAGGGAGGAAGTAATGCCAAGTGGAAAAGGAACGTACGGATCAAAAAGAGGAAGACCTCCTAAGAAGAAGAAGAAAACTTCTAGAAGTATGACTCGTAGAGGGTATTAGTGGACAAGGTATCCGAAAAACTTTATGAGTTAGTAGGATTTGATCCAACGGAATTACAAGTAAAGATATTAGATACTGACAAAAGATTTGTTTTAGTTGCTGGTGGAGAGCAAGCAGGTAAATCAATGGTAGCATCTAAGTTTTTATTGGCACGCTTTATGCGTGACCCTAGCCCCGGTCTTTATTGGTTAGTTGCTGCTGACTATGAACGTACTCGTGCTGAGTTTGAATACTTAGCAGAGGATTTTAGTAAGATAGGAATATTATCTGAAGTAACTAAACGTGTAGACCCCGGTAGGATTGTACTGGCAGATGGCACAAGAATCGAAACTAAATCAGCAAAAGACCCACGAACACTAGCTATGCGTGCACCTAATGGTATTGTTGGGTGCGAAGCGTCACAGCTTGACTTAGAAACCTTTTATAGATTACGTGGAAGGTGTGCACCAAAGAAAGGATGGTTGTTCCTAGGAGGAACATTTGAAAGTTCTTTAGGTTGGTACCCACAAACTTTTACAGCTTGGGAATCAGGAGTGGGTGAAGAACAAAGTTTTTCACTTCCAAGTTATTCTAATCATCATCTCTATCCTGAAGGGCGTGATGATCCAGAAATTAAAAGATTGGAGGCCGTAGCTAGTGATGACTTTTTTATGGAGAGAATTGAAGGACTCCCTGTCCCTCCTAGAGGACTGGTGTTTTCCGAGTTTCGGGCATCGATCCATGCTGGTGAAGTGGATTACATCCCCGGTGAGCCTGTTCATATCTGGATTGATCCCGGTTATGCTGGTGGTTATGCTCTTGAAGCGGTTCAAATAATAAATGATGAGATAAGAATCTTTGATGAAGTATACGAAATAGGTTTAGTTACAGAAGAAATAATAGATATAACTATTAGTAAACCTTGGTGGAAAGATGTGCAATATGGAGTTATAGACATTGCAGGGTATCAGCATCAAGCTATGCCAGCTCCTGCAGAAATCTGGATGAAGAAAACCGGATTATATATGAGTTCTGAGAAGGTTCAGATCAATGATGGAACAGAAAGATTAAAGAGTTTCTTGAAAGTTGACCCCATTACAGGGTATCCTAGATTAACTATTGATCGTTCTTGTCAAGGAATACTGTCAGAGTTCGGTGCTGTTCCGAATCCATTTGATGGACAGACACGAGCATACACTTGGAAGATGGATAAAAGTGGAGCTATAGTAGGACAGACTCCTCAAGATAAGTACAATCATGGTGTAAAAGCTGTAATATATGGTCTTGTAAATCAGTTTGGTTATGGATACGTAGCCAATCGGAATAAAATTATGGTGCGACATTGGTAGCTCGAACAGCAGAAGAAATAACAAGATTAGTAGATGATCATTATGATGCAACCTATCCCTTTAGAGATAGGATGCAAAATGATTACGATCTATATAGACTGAATCCTTATGACGCAGGAGATGGATATGAGTCCTATACTTCTAATGAACCAAGAACATATGCAGATAAAATTGTTTCTTGGTTAGCTGGAGCAGAACTTAGTATTCGTATTCCGAATATTGAAGAAGCTAGAGAACAAAGAGAAATGAATGATGCCAAAGAAAAGTTTCTTATTGGCGTACTTACTGGTGCAGACGAAAGACTTAGAAGAAGATTGCAACCATCTCTTAGAGAATCTCTTGCATGGTATATAGCACTTCGTGGGTGGTATTCAGGTAGAGCATTACTGCATAAAGACTCTGAAGATAAAACTCAAATAGATATTAAACCTTGGGATATAATGCATACTTACTGGGGAGAAGGGGAAGAAGGTTTATCTTGGGCTTGTTATAAAATTCAAAAGACAAAAGGTGAAATTTTACAGCAATATGGTATTGAATTACATACTGCAGATGACGAATTACCTATAGATATATATGATTTCTATGATGAAGAACATAATATAGTAACTACTGGTACTACTATTCTTAAATCAGCTACACCTCATAATGCAGGTAGAGTGCCTGTGTTTATAGGAATGGTAGGGCCACAACCTCTTATTCAAAACTTAGATAACAAAACAAGAATAGATACTATTGCTGACTACGGAGAAAGTGTTTATTCAGCTAACCGAGGTAATTATGAGAATCATAATTTTATAATGTCGGTTATGATGGAGATGGTAGCACGATCTAGGAAGCAAGGTATTAAGATTATTTCTAGAGATGGACAAAAAACTCTAGATGAAGACCCATATAAAGCCGGAGCAGAAGTTGCATTGGGGCAAGGGGAAGATATACAGCCGTTAGGACTAATGGAAGTAGCCAGAGAAACTGGTGCATTCATGGGATTAGTAGCTGGTGAACTGCAACGTGGTGCTATACCACACTCTGTATATGGCGATTTGCAATTTCAATTGTCGGGATTTGCAATTAATACTTTAAGACAAGGTATAGATACTATACTTTCCCCAAGAATTACTGCAATGGAAGATGCATACAAACAGATCACATTACTTATATGTGACCAATATGGTACAGGTATGTACGATCCAATTAGTGTTTCTGGTAGAGATAAAAACAGGATGTACTTTAGTGAAACAATAGCTCCTGATTCTATATTTCAAGCTGGTATGCCTGAAATAAAAATAGTTAGTCAACTACCAGAAGACGATATGTCTCGAATGTCTATGGCACAAATGGCACGAGATGGTCAAACCCCATTACTTTCTGATAATTATGTTCGAGATAAAATTCTTGGACTACAAGATGCAGACTCAATTGAGGATGCAATTAAAGAACAAATGGCTGAAAGAGTATTGCCCGAAGCATCATTGTGGACATTACTAGCAGCTACTGAAAATAGAGGAAGGCCCGACCTTGCACAATTCTATTATGGAGAACTTATGCATTTGTTACAACAAAAACAAATGATGAGAATGCAAAGTATGAATCCGGGCCCATCTTCAAATGGTATCACTCCAGAACCGGGAGGGGGTGGGCCCCCTACAGCTAACCCACAGGTAATGCCTAATTCAATGATGGGAGTGCCACCGCCTGCACCTACACCTCAAGCTGGTGCTAATGTACCTCCGGGTACACCTAGACCGGGTGCACAAGATGATGATGAAGTCTTACGAAGAATGGGATTATTAGGGCCAAGGGGTGAATAATGGCAAATTGGGAAGTATATTCATCTAGAAACGGAAATATATATAACACATCTTTTTCTTCTGGAAGCTACTTACAACAAGTTGAAAATATGGTTGTTGATTACGATACTATTGCTTCAGATACATTAATGAGTGAAAGTATAGATCACTATAATACTAGTATGTCTGATAAAATAAACGCTGCTTCTTCTGCAGGATATTTTTCTATGGGATTAAATACTGCTCCTGACAAACAAAGATTAGGTATAGCTTTAAATACTTTCAATAAAATAGGTGATGCAGTAAATAAAATTGTAGATACAAGTGCTATAGGTTTAGATGCACAAGGTGGATTATTACCACCTAATCAAATAGCTGAAAGTTATTTTAGTAGAAGTTCTGCTCCAGTACGTGACCCTAAACAATATACATTAACAGATGAACAATTAAAATCTGTAAGTCCAACTAGTGCATCCGGAGATACGTTTAGAGATGTAGAAGATGAAGATATATATAAAAGAGATTTAGGATATAAAATTTTACAATGGAATGATCCTGAAACTGGAACAGTATATAAATTTCGAAACTGGGATGACGGAAGACCTGTATCTAAAAATGATTTCTTAGATAAATCCGGATATGATAAATGGCTTAGTCATATTGCTAAAGACACAAGAAAGTTTAAAGAAAAAAAATTTGAACGTGATACTCTTGATCCTACAACAGCTCGTACATCTGATCCATTTGGTAATTTACCATGGCAAACTGTGTATCAGGGAGTTGTAGATGATGCAGGTATAGGAAGTCCGGGTGCATATAATTATGCATTACAGCAAGGAATATCTGGTATACCAGAGTTAAGAACAGCTCAAACTCAATTTTTAATTCAAGATAAATATGAAGCTCTTCATAACGACCCAGATATGCTCGGTACAGATTATGGTAGAGCATTATTACAATCTAATCAGGAAGATGTAGATGGGCTTATTGATACTAGTAGTAGAGCTGGTAGAAATCCTTATTATGATTTCTTACAAGAATATAATCCATTGAAAGGTAATGAATTAATGAAAGCAGTTAATGATATTACTGATGTAGTTAGTTCATATAAAACTGTAATACAAAATGGAGAAGAAATACCAACTAGTGACTATTATGATGCTAGTAAGGATTGGCAACAATATACTGATAGTCAAAGACAAGCCTTATCTTGGACTACTAAATTTAAGACTGGAGACAATGCAGAACAGTATCAAAAACAATTAGTAGCCTTGCCTATAATACAGAATACTCCTAATGTTCGTAGAGGTGAAATAGTACAAGTATTAAATAAGTTGTATAATAACTGGCAAACACAACCTAATAGGCCTACTGATGAAAGTTGGTTAGAGTTTGCAAGAGGTAAAAATTATTGGGGTTTAGCTCCTAGTTATGCCCCCTCTGTTACTCCTGATTGGCAGAGTAGTTATTAATTAAAGGAGTTTTATTATGGCACATATACCCGGACATATAGGTACTGGAGCAGAAAACTTATTAAGTGGCTATGATCCTGCTTCTTTAGCAACTATGGGGACTACTTATAATCAATATATTAGAAGTCAACTAGGAGCTAATCCATTAGCATATGCAGCTGCAGGCCGATTTGCTCCCTTTGCACAATTACAATATTTAGGGCAACCAGCTATGACAGGTACTTTAGGACTAGCTGGAGCTGATGTAGCTAATCCATTTGGTCAATTTTTACAAACTTATAATCCTTATTCTGGTATGGAGTTTGCCAACTTAGCTAATCAAGTAAGAGGAGCATTAAGTGGAACAGCAGATATGGCTGATCCAGCTCAACAATTACTTAGACAAAGATTTGGAACTGGAGATGAAGCTGAACAAAGACAATATTCATTAGCTGCTGCTCCAATATTACAAAGTATAGCTCCTGCATTAAGAGGAGAAGTAGGTAATGTATTAAGTAATATATATGAAGATTACATAGTAGCAGGGCCAGAAGGCAGACCTTCATTCTTAGATTTTGCTGCAACAGGCGGAGAGGGAATGGGGCCAAGTTTATGGAACAGATTTAATGTTAGTGGTACAGGTGGTACACCTACAACAGGAAGTTACTTTGGTAGTGCTACATAATGACAATGCAAAATGATAGTCCATGGTCTAGTTGGATGGATAATCCATACATGGCAATATTAGAAGAATCTCCCGGTGCAGCATATTTTAGTTATGCTGACCAATGGAGTTCTCCTGCACAACAACAGTATTATCAAAATCAATTTCAAAACGTATACAACCAATACTTAGGTACACTAGGTACAGCTTTAAGGTCAGGTGCATCTGGGACTGAAGGTGCTCCATCTATATCTGATATAGGACAAATGGGATTTACTGATTACTTAGGTGGTATGGATTGGACAGATAGATATACATCACTACCTCCAACAATGCGAGGAGACTACACTTCTTCATATAATCCAAGAACTAGACAAATATATTTCTAGGAGGAAGATATGGTACAACCTGCTCCAAGAGCAACTATAGGTACCGGGTTTGGTCTTGGGTATCAATTTGCGAAACAACTAATAGAGTCAGATAGTTGGTTACGTTCTCAAGCAATTCCATCAACTACTTCTTTTATGGCACAAATGGGCAGAAAATTTGGAGATGGTCATATAGGTCGTATTGATGAAGCTAATGATCCTGTAGGTTACAGTATAGATGACATTAACGAATATGCTAAGAGAGGTGAATCTTTTGACTTGAATATAGAGCCTGTAGAATATGCTAATCGACTTACAGAACAATACCTTAATTTAGATA